GCGATCCTAAAATTCTTCCCTTTTGAGTTCTAATAACATAACCTTTCCTGACTAAGAATGGCTCAATGCTGTTCTCAATAGTTTCTATAGCTATTCCTGTCATTGAAGATATTGCTTTCAATCCAAGTGGTGATCCCTTACTCTTTTTCAAAATATCAATATATAGTCTGTCGTAAACATCAAGACCGTTATTATCAATACCCTGAACATTAAATATCTCATCAACCGAAATGGTTTGATCAGGATTACAAGACATATAATTCTTATACCATTGTAATCTAGCATTTAGAATTCGTGGAGTTCCTTTACTTCGTTTAGCAATCTCTAAGAGGTCTGAGTCATCTATGACTACTCCTAATTTTGACGAATTCAACCTTGCTAGTTTAGCTAGATCATCAGTATTATAAAAAGATAAATGTTCTTTAATGCAGAAACGATCATAAAAGGGTTGACTTAAACTTCCGCCACTAGTTGTGGCCCCAACCACAGTAAATACTGGCAGATCAATAGTTTCTGGAACATCTTTATCTTCGTCATTCTTAACAGTAATATTAAGAACAAAATCTTCCATGATCGGATATAGAAATTCTTCCACAATCTTAGGCAATCTGTGGATTTCATCAATGAACAAAACTGATCTTGGCTCAATACCCATAATATACGGAAGTATATTTTTGATGCTGCGTATGTTTGCCGCATTGGTGGTATAAAGGTTCACCCCCAACTCGTTGGCTATGGCACTCGCTATGGTGGTCTTTCCAAGGCCAGGAGGGCCGTCTATTAAAACGTGAGGCATCACCGTGCCTGTGTTTTTACAACCCCTCACAGAGACTCGCAGACGCTCCTTAACATTATCCTGTCCAATGATTTCGTCAAAAGTTGATGGTCGAATACCCTTAGCCATTTTTTTCTCCAAAAGATTTTAAAACGTTTTTAATTAAAGATCCAACATCATTAGTCTTGCAAGAATTGTATGATTGTTTGATCAATTCCTTAGCCTCATCCAAATCAAATCCATAGCCAGATAGAACTTTAGCACATTGATTCAAAAGGTCAACAGGAATACTATCAATAATATCCTCTGTCTTCTTTCGTTTACTTATTGGCTTTTCGTAAATTATTTTAATGTTTTTTATCTGTTTTGGCTTGAAAACCAAACCACACTCACAGACTATCTTAAAATTCTTAACCTGAGTTTGCCTTATAAATAACCAATGTTCGTTATCACAATTCTCAGACGGACACTTATACTTGAATGAAGCATCAATCTCAATCGGTTTCTGGCTTTTCAGGTTTGTTTTTGTCATTGTCTTTTATCCAAAAAACGAAATCGTTACTGTCACTGTCAAACCCTGTTTCAATAACACCTTTATTAACCAAGTTGTTCAATAAATTACTAACCATTCTATCATTAAGAGATTCTACTATAGTCATAAATAATTCATCATTGACTACATATCTTATATCATTTGTTTTTTTATTTTTTTGTTTTTTAATTAAACTCATTAATATTATTCTTGATTCATCAAATGATAAAATATTATTTAATTCATCTTGATCTTCTTTGTTGATTTCTAATTTCAAATCATCTGTTGAATCTTTATTAGATCCAAAATTATTAAATACTAATGCTCTTGACGAATTAATGAAACCATCTAAATCTTTAATTATAAACCATTCATCATTATTCATAAATCTTCCTAATTAAGTATTTCAAATAATCCTTCATAGTATCTAGGCTGGCTAACAATATGCCTAGCATGACTTTGTAAATGTAATTCATATTCTTTCTGTAATTTGTTATAGATAAAGTATTTCATTTTCCATATTCCTTCGTTCCAATAGTTGTTCCCCAAGTACAGGGACTTTTTATCATCCGCTGTACTGGAGAACGAACTATTCACAGGTAACGCAATCGGAGAAAATCCATCTGGAAGAAGTGGAGTATTATAGTTAGATAGGTTGTTCAACACATCCTCTATAATATCCTTACTTATCCATTTATATTCTATCTTATTAATCAGACTATCCATATATTTTTTGACCCATTCAGTATCTATCTGAAAGTAGAATTTGTAAGGATCTTTATCTTCTGGATATTCTTGATTATTCATAATTTACCTAAACTCTTTCAGACCATCTTGGCCCAGTATTATCAATTACATGAGGTCGAGTTGGTTTACGTCCACGCTTACCTTCATATCCTAATCGTTTCATAATATTATTAACTGTTTGACCACTAACATACCATGTTGTATTCTCAAACTTACCTTCTCTTAGAAATTTAGCCATGTCCCAATTGTTACTGGTTTTTTGAACCAATTCCACAAAATCTCTTTTTGAGGATTCATTATCTAGTAAATGCTGTAATAGTCTATTTGTGTGTCTTCCCATAATTTATTCCTCCTAGTCCAGACACAATCGGGGGACACAACAAGCATCCCCCGACTGATCCGGTTTTAATCAACCAACACAAAACTTATCGCTAATCTGGCTTGCCAAGTCTCTGGCAGCACCAGAAAGGAATCGGTTGTTGCTGAAATACAACGCTGTGGACGCTTGGTTGAGGTACTCGACCACCGTTTTTAAAAGTTTGGCCTGCTCCCCACTCAAAACTAAACCACTGTCACCAGCATGAGAAGGCAACACTGGCGACGGATCACCATAAGCCTTTTCAAACTTGTTGTTGTAAGCCTTTGAAAGATCCTCGTTGTAACTGTCTGGAGTCTTATTATAAGATGCCCAAGCACTACTCATAGAGTTCTTTTGACCACAAGTATCAGATGTGCTATTTGTATAGACTGCTCTTTGACTATTAAGTTCATTCAGAATCTTTGCAGCAGCATCAACCGTTACAGGAAGTCCAGTAGCATCAGACTTCTTATAGGTTTTTCTCCACTGGTCAAACCAAGCATCACTAGTAGCATTAGGAACAATGGTTACTGTTGCTGGCTGACCATTTAATGCAGAGATTAAATCTTGAACATTAATTCTATGACCAGTTGAGCCAGTCAGAATACTTGTAAAGTAAGATGCTTTCTTTTCCCAGCACTTACGCCACCAAGTATAAGGAACTCGATAAATCTGATTAATCTTGATGGCTCGTGCATCTCCACCAAAGTAATTTACCAGTTTCTTCTGAATACCATTCCATGTGGTTTGATTAACTAGAGTTCGACTCTGATCGTCCAGAATCCAATAAATCTGATAACCATTACGAGTATCAACTACCCAACTTGGCTTAACAGCAAAGTTATTGATCTTATCAAGAGAGGACTGCTTAAACTTCATAACCTCTTTACTGGGCAGATAGTTTCCAGCAGCGTCTCGTCCAGCATCAATATCTACAAAACAACAAGCAATGGTATTGATAGCATACTGCTTTCGTCCACCGTTAACATAGAAGTAAGCATCAGAGTTGCTATTCTCATTAGCATTACGAACCTCAACAAGATCATTAGTATGCTTCATACTACTAATCTTTCTACGAGGATCTCCATTATAGCAAAAGATATGACCAACCAGATTAAAAGAATTTAGAAACTGCTCTTGCAGTCCATTCCACGAATTAGCATAACGCTTTTCAGCACTGCTGTTAGCCTTGTCATACGGATTAAAACCAAGTTCCATCTTAAACATATTTCACCATTACCTGTAATTGTAAACAACCCAAACCAATATCGGGATAGCAACCTCTACTATCATTAGCGATATAAAATAGCGGGAGAGGAATTGAACCTCTCTCAAATAGCGTTTGTTGAGTTTCCCAACCAGAGGCTATTATCTTAGTCACCAGACTCCACTTTATTTTTATTAATCAGTTATAATCGTCGTAATCTTCCTCATCATCTTCAGCATAAGCCTCTTCGTCATCATCCTCATTCCATCCCCAATCATAATCATTATCATAATCTTCATCCTCATCCTCGTAATCATCCTCACTAAAGACAGATGAATAAAGAGGCTTGAGAAGTTCGCCTTGATACTCTCCGACAACTTCATATCGGCAAGTGCGAAGTTTCTCATAGTTACAATCACTAGGAACACTCACAACATCAGCAGGATTAATCTTAACGATAACGATCTTATCGCCATTTTCAAGACTGCCATAACCGGCCACATAATTCAATGCACCAGCATGAAGCCCATTAGAGCAACCTCGGCCACGATCATCATCAACCTTTGATCGGGTCATTTCACAAACATTACCAACATGATTATCAAATACTCCGCGATATTTGTCCATGTAATCTGCTCTGACTGCCTTATAAGCAAGGAAATAACCATCCTCAGTAATGGGCAGATGCTCATGCTCAAGGAAATCATAGAGTTCCTTTTGACTTTGCATACTAGGATTACCCATAAGATTATTCAGGAAATTAACAAGAGGCTGAAAAGGCAGACCCTTGCTCATAAACTCCAGAATTCTCTTGCTAATCGACCCATGAACAACCTCACCCTCATAAGTTACCTGACCATTCTTGATCTCAACAAGACCGTCACTAAAAGTAGCAACCGCCTTCTCAATATCAATCATTTCAATCAACTCGTCAGATGTTGCAGTAGGCAATGCCTCCAGAATCATCTTGTAGTTAAGGTGGTCAGGCAGAACTTGAAAACTCTTGTTGTTCAGCACAACTGTCAGATTACCATCGACAAACATAAACGGAACACTCATGATATAAACTCCTATTGTTTTTAGTTACCTTGTGAATTACTTGATCAAACTACTCAACTGAATCTTAAACAATTCAACCTTGTCGCTATCCATACTCTCAACCCATACAGCATTATTTCTCTTACCATAATAATTATCAGCAAATTGAGAGATAGGATTATACTTGCTGTCCAAATCTCTAAGATTGCCATTAATCTGGTTGCTTCCCATAATATACTTCAGCATCGGGTTCTTGTCAACCTCGACTTTAAGAATTTTCTTCAAGTCTGCCGCTTTGGTCAAATTATACTTGATTGCTTTAGCATCAGACTTAAACAATTTAGTATATCCCTCAATATCATCAGAATGGTCAAACATCTGATGTTGAATATTTATAAGAGTGTTATATTGTACATTTTTCTTCTTGAGTTCCTTACTATCAAGATGATCAATACCTCGATCCTTGAGCAAAGAGTTGATATGGTCAAAATATTCAGTCTGAGAGAATCGTTTCAGATCAAAAGTTGCTCTGTGCATAGTATCGGCAAAGAATTCCATTACAAGAAAACTATCAATAATATTGGATAGTTCAGTATTCTTGATATATTTCTTATATTCAAGACCAAAAATACTCAACATATGACAAGAGAACTGACTAACCAATGTTCCATGATTGTAATAATAATTATCGTTATCACCATCCTTACTGATAAATTCCTTTTTGTAGAATT